GAAGCTGAAGCTCAGAAAGCTGCTGAAGAACAGCGCATTGTTACCGCCGTATCAAGCGGTGCAGAAAAATTAATGGCTGACGTTGAGGCTAAAATGTCTCAAAAAGATGCCGATCACATGGAAATTGTGAAGCAGTTCGAAAAAGAACTTGCTGAAAAATCAGAAGAGATCCAGAAGATGCGTGAGTCAAAGCGTGTTTTTGCTGATCGTGGGGAAATGAAGTCATTCACCGAAGCTAATGAAGAGGATATTGTAAACGCTCACATGTTGGGTGTAATTACTCAAAAGGGCTGGGACAACAAACTCACGAAGCGCATTCTTCAGAAAGCTACCCCTAATGCGAATACGGGCTTGACTGTACCCGATACTTCGGCTGATGCACTTTCAGCTTGGGAAACCACTGTATCTACGGCTCTTGAGCGTGATATTGAGTTGGAATTGGTTCTCGATCCTATGTTCCGTAAGATCCAGATGAATTCATCTTCTATGGTTGTACCAACTATGCCTGACTCAGGTTATGCTAATTTCGTAGCCTCTAACGCTGCTGGTTCAGGTCCTGGCGATATCTACAAGGGTAGCTTGGAAGGCCGTGACAACACGGTTGGCTCTCCCTATGAAGGTATGGCAATGGGTCGTAAGATTCTTACGGTTGAAAAGCTTGTTTCTAAGTCTTATCTTGCAAACGAAACTGAAGAAGATGCGATTATTCCGATTCTTCCTCTTCTTCGCGAAGCAATGGTACGTTCTCATGCACGTGCTATCGAGCATTCAATTCTTTTGGGTGGTCACAGTGAAAGCGCTCTTGCAAATGCCTATACGGGTCTTGTACAGCGTGCTGGTGCAACCGAAGACTTAGCTTCTGGTTCTCCTACGGTTGATACTGGTGCTTTTGCTGCTGCTGACTTGCTTGCTATGCGAGTTAAGATGGGTAAATATGGTCGTCGTCCTACTGACGTTATGTTTATTGTTTCACTTCCTGCATACTATGCACTGCTTGAAGATCCTGCATTTGCAGACATCACGCAAGTAGGTAGTGATACTGCCCTCAAGTTGACCGGTCAAATCGGTAGCGTATACGGCTCACCTGTATATGTATGTGACGAGTTTGCAGCTCCCGATGTTAATGTTACCGCAGCTATCGCTGTAAACCCACGTAACTTTGTAATACCCGTACTTCGTGGTGCTACTGTTGAAACCGATTATGATGTTGAAAAGCAGCATCGTGTATTGGTTGCTACTCAGCGTCGTGGCTTTGACTGCATGTTTGCAGACCAAGGTTCTGACGTTCAAGTTGTTAAAGCAATTTGGTAAAATAATTAGGATGGGAGCCTTCGGGCTCCCAAGCCTTTTGAGAGAAAAATGGCTAATTTAATTACATTAGATGATTATAAGTTATTAGAGGGAATTACTTCTACTCAGTATGACGATAAATTTGAGGCGCTTATTACGAGTGTAAGCAAGCTTGTCCGTAGTTATTGTAATAATGAGTTCGATGCTTATGTAGGTTCTCCGGGCGTAACAGAACAATTTGATATTCAATGGAATACTTATACAGTTCAATTGAGACATAGCCCAGTGATTTCTGTAAGTAACGTATTTGAAAGAACTAGCCAAAGTGAGGCATATACAGAGCTTTTTGCGAATGGTGAAAATGGAGAGTATGCCTGGTATCTTGATACTATTTCAGACTCTGTATTCAGAACCACAGAAACAGGAAGTTATAGAGATTGGCCAAAAGGAGTAGGGTCTGTAAAAGTTATTTACAAAGCGGGCTATGCAAGTACTCCCGAAGACTTAAAATTGGCTATTGGTGATATTATAACTTACTACCATAACAATGAGCATAAAGAGAGACAAGCAATAGGATCCGCAACGAGAGAAGGCGCTGGAGGGTCAAGTATTCGAAGCGATCCTGGATTTCCAGATCACATTAGAAGAGTATTAGATTTATATAGGATTGCATGAGTAAAGCAATACTAGACGTTTTTATTAATTCAACCTTAAAGAGAGCCGGTTCTAGGTTTGATCTTATTGTCAGAAGACATTTGGGGAAAAATAATCCTCACTTGATTGTTTTAACAATAAAAGATTTTGAGGATACTATTGTAGAAAACTTTAGATATGCTATGATATCTACAGGTAAACGTCAATATCCAGGCGACGAAGAAAAATTAAAAAAGATTGCAAAAGAATGCTATAAGGAATATGTAAAAGAATATAATCGAGCACCCTCAATTGCTAATAATGTAGATCAACAAGCTGATTATGTGGGTAATACAATACAGATATATCAACCTAAGTATTCTGAAAGAGCTAGAAATGTTTTTTTAAAGGTTTCTAAAGAAAAATTAAAGAAAAAGTTTTTAAGATTTTCTTTAAAACAACAAGCTAAATTTGCAAGCCAAACTCAATTTATTCATGAGGGACTTGGAAAATCTGATAGTACGCAAACTGTAGGTACAGAACAGTCAAAAATATTAAGAAATGTAGCTACAGGACAAAAAACTTCTACAGGAACAGGTGCTGATAGTGTTAAAGGTCTGAAAGATTATATTTCAGATGCTGAGTTAGATGAAGCTATCGACGAATCAATAACTAAATCGGTAGGTAAAATCAGACTAAGTACAAGAGACGCCAGAGAAAAAGGAAAAGAAGCAATTATATCCATGGTAAAGGATATAGAGTTCTTGTGGCAGAAGACAGAAAAGAACAGTCTTAATATCTACAAAGGAGAAATAGTTGTACGAGGAAAAATAGGTCCTAGCACAAAAAACAGACCAGGAAACAATTCTTTAGATTGGACATTATTAAGGCCTAGGATAGAACAAGCCCTGATAGCAGAGTTTTCAGCTTCTAGTAATAAGTATGAAGACTTAGGCGGAAGCCAGACCCCAAAACAAAAAATAACGTCAGGAGTACTTGATTCTGTAGAAAAAGAAATAAGAAGTAACTTAAAAAATTCAAAAAATGTTAGAGTAAAAGTTACTTCAAAATCTAAAAAACAAGAAAAATCAAAAACTACAACAGGCAAGAAACCGGGGAAGGCTACTACCAAAAAGTCTACTAAATCTACTGTAAAGATTCCGATTGTTAAAACAAAGGCAAAAAAGCCTTCTTCCAGTACTAAGAAAGGCGAAGATCCAAGAAGCAGTTTACTAAAATTGCAAACTTTATTAAATAAGAAGCTACCTGTGCAAGTAAGAAGAAATATGGGTACTCCTAGACTTGTAAATAGAACTGGAAGATTCTCTAATAGTGTTGAAGTTAAATCTATAACAACTTCAGCTAGAGGTATGCCTACAATAAATTATACGTATCAAAAGTATCCCTACCAAACTTTTGAACCCGGTTTTGCACAAGGTAGTAGGGCAAGAGACCCTAAAACGCTTATATCAAAATCAATAAGAGATATAGCGACAGACATATTAAAAGAACGATTTAATGTCAGGAGAATATAATGGCTATAAGAGATTACACATCTAGAAGAATGGCCATAGTGAATGCTCTAGTAGCTAAGTTAAAGGGTATAAACGGGAATTCTCCATTTAGATCAAATGTATATAATAATGTTTTACCAAAATTATTATTTTGGGATGAAGTAGAAGATTTCCCAGCTATACATGTTAGCGCAGGAGCAGAGACCAGACAATATCAAGGTTCCGGCTACAAAGATAGATTCATGACTGTAACTCTTAGAGTTTATGTACAAGAAGAAGAAGCAATTTTGTCTTTGGAAAAACTTTTTGAAGATATAGAGACTGTAATCGAAACAAATTCAGGTCTATCTTATATAGATAGGGATGGAAAGACTCAAGCGGTACAACAGCTAACTATGGTAAGCCTAGATACCGATGAAGGAGCCCTCGAGCCTTTAGCAATCGGGGAAATTATTTTAGAAGTTCGATACTAACCCTTACGGTTAAGACAGAAGATAGTATATCTCTGTTAGGAGAAAAACATGGCACTACAATTTTCAAGAGATGTGCAGGTAATTCTGGAGGATCCCACTGCGAACTATCGTTGGGAAATTCCGGTTCTAGACGGGTACTCTTTTAGTCAGGCTATTAATTCATCGGAAATTACCGTTAATGAAGCAGGCTTTGAATCTAGAAGGGCAAGACTACTTTTTAATGATGCTTTAGCACCTGTAGAGTGGTCTTTCAGTACTTATGCACGACCTCAGCAAGTCACTATTTCAGGACCAACTACACAGATTCGTCCAGTTGAAGAAGCTCTCTGGGCTCTCTGGGCTGGAGCAGATAGCTTTGATGGTACAGATAGTTCATTTAAGAATACAGGTATTAGTCCTGATGTAGCTGTAGTTAGTTACAACGGCACAACAGATACTACGTATAATTTGAATGGTTCTAATATTTCTAGCTTTGCCGCTGGATGGAAATTATTCTTCCAATTTAGACCAACGGGTGGAACAGCTCAAGTATACGAAGTCAATGATATTGTTGTAAATAGTGTAACTATGGATTTTGATATTGATGGTATTGCTACTCTTCAGTGGTCAGGCTTTGGAAAGCAAGTTGTAGATAGAATAGCTGTTACTAAAGAACCTACAGAAGGTTTTGATCTCACTGATTCAGCAAGTTTCATCAGAAATCGTCTCTCTACTCTGAACTTTCAGAGAACGGATGCCAGCCCTGATGTAACGTATAATATTATTCTTACAGGAGGTTCTATTAATTTTGAAAATAATATTAACTACCTCACTCCGGAGGAACTCGGTAAAGTAAACCAGCCTATTGCAAATATTACGGGTACTCGTTCAATCAGTGGTAATGTTACTTGTTACCTCGATACAGGCGCAAATTTGTCGGGTCAAATGTTTAACGATCTTGTTTCTGACACTACAACAGTTCGTAACACTTTTGATATGGCAATTAATGTAGGTGGTACAGGTACTCCTAGTGTAAGTTTTGATATGACATATGCTCATCTCGAAATTCCTGTAGTCAATGTTGAAGATTTGTTGACTTTGGATATTGCTTTCCATGGTCAACCGCAGAGTGGAAATGTTGACAACACGAACGAAGCTACTATTATATATAGAGCAGCTTAAAAATAAATCTTGACATTTTAATTTCACTTATGTATAATTTAAAAATTGGGGGAGTTTTGCTCCCCCTCTTTTAATAGCAAAAAGGATTATATTTATGAGTGAAATCTCTCTAAAAACATTAATGAAACCTTCTATGACTGTTTCGATTGAATTTCCTGGTCTAGAAGGATTTGAAGTAGATTTATGTTATCTTGCAAGAGAGGAACTTCTTTCCTTGCGGAAGAAGTGTATTTCGAAAAAATTCAATCGTTCAACTCACCAAGCAGAAGAAGTTTTAGATGAGGATAAGTTTCTCACAGAGTATGTTTCAGCAATTATAAAAGGCTGGACAGGGCTAAAGTTATCTTATTTAGAAGAGCTTCTATTAGTAGATACTGAAGGCCTAGATGCCAATGCAGAATTGCCGTATTCTCAAGAAGAAGCCGAAATTTTAATGAGAAATTCTGGAACTTTTGATACTTGGGTCACAGATTCGGTAGGTGATCTTGAAAATTTTACCAAGCACAAGTCGAAGAACTCCTCCGACTTGCCGAAAAAATTATCAACACTGAAAACGACCTCGGAGTAGAAAAATACTTACTAATGTGTGAACAATTAGGCGTCGATCCAGACCCTAAGCGTTTACCCCCTAGCTTAAATGTTTTTCCCGAAGAAGTGCAAAATGCTTTTATTGTTTTCAATCATATGCCAGATAGATGGGACGGTGCTTCAGGCACTTATCTAGGCAAAGATTGGTCTAGCATAGAATTTTTCTTAAACTTGTTTGAGATAGAGGACAAAAAAGTTGTTGTCTTCTTTCTCTCTAAAGTAGAAAGCTTTTACTCTAAAGCTATGAATGAGAAGATAGAACAAAAGAGAAAACAGCAAGAGAGAAAAGCTAAAGCGGGTGGAAAGAAATACGCCCATAACGTGCAAGGATAATGGCAGATAAAACTGTAAAAGTTAGTGTTATAGTAAGTGATGACGGAACGATGCGTCTCACAGAAAAGAGTGCCAAAAAACTTGGCGTCTCAATGAAAGAGCTCGGCACTGCAGCCGTCAGTGCAGACAGAAGATTAAAAGGAGCTGCTCAAGCTTCCTCTAACACTACCAAAAACTTTTCTAAAATGGCTCAAGGTATTACTGGAGGGCTAGTTCCTGCATATGCTACTTTAGCCGCAAACATTTTTGCAATTAGCGCAGCTTTTAACTTCTTTAAGAGAGCTGCCGATGTAAGTATTCTTACTGAGAGCCAACAACAGTATGCTGCTAGTACTGGTGTAGGCTTGCGTCGAATTGCAGAAGGTCTTCAAGAAGCTTCGGGCGGAATGCTAACTTTTCAGAAAGCCTCCGAAGCGGCCGCTATTGGCGTTGCAAAAGGCTTTAGTTCCGGTCAGCTAGAGTCTCTAGCGGATGGAGCTAGAAAGGCTTCCGCTGCTCTTGGACGAGACTTTGAAGATTCATTTGATCGATTAGTTCGAGGTGTTTCAAAAGCAGAACCTGAACTTCTCGATGAATTAGGTATTACACTTCGACTAGAGACCGCTACTAAAAAGTATTCCCAAGCAATCGGAAAAGCTGCCAAAGATTTAAATACATATGAAAAAAGTCAGGCTGTATTACTAGAAGTACAGAGACAGTTGGATGAACAGTTTGCTGACTTTAACCCTCGTGCAAATCCTTTTGTAAAATTACAAGTAACTTTTGATAGATTAATTAAAATACTTCAAAAGGGACTCCTTCCCGCAGCAGAATCAGTAGCAGAGGTACTTAATGAAAGCCCTACTACTGCTCTTCTTACTTTTGGTGCTCTTGGTCTCTCTATCGCAAAATCAGCACTTCCTATTGAGGAGTGGAAACAGGATTTTGCTGATTGGGGTGTCGCAACCTCCACAGCCTTAGCAAATACAGAAGCACAATTAGAAGCAGTTAGACAAGCTACTTTAGATGCTGCGGATTCTTCTAGAATTTTAAAGATGGAAGGAGAGGCAGCGGCTAAAGATGCAGGTCAACTTCTTGCTGGACAAACAGATTCTAAATTTGCACAAAGACTCGCAGGGGGTGAAAAACTCGAACTTATTGATGTAAAAAGATTTGACAAAGACTTAGCCCGAGTAGAGGCCCAAATTATTAAGAATGGGCAAGTAATAAAAGGGGTTTACAAGGGCGCTAGTTTAGAAGCTGTAGTAGCAATGAGACA